GCCGAATAGCGTATCCACGCCGCCGACCAGTTGTTCGTAGTCCGCATAGGCGGATATAACCTCTTTGCCAAGTTTGATGGCAGCGGCTCCGGCGGCAACAGCCACCGCGCCCAGTGCCACACCGATGCCTTTGAGGATGCCGCCCAGCTTCTCGAATTTTCCACCGGATTTTTCGGCGCTGTCGCCAGCGTCCTCCAGTTCCTCGCCAAGGTCGTCGGCTTCTTCCGCTGATTCTTCTAATTCACGCTCCATGTTGTTGAGTTCCGCGTTGGCGTTATTGAGAGCGATCTGCCAGTTTTGAGTGCGGCGATCATTTTCACCAAAGCTTTCGGAGGCGTTTCGAAGAGCGGCTTCAAGGGTGGAGATTTTGTCCTTCTGGGCGTCTATCGCTTTATTGAGGACTTCGTTACGGGAAGCAGTAGCCGCTATGGATTTGTCCTGTTTGTCGAATTCGCTCGTTACCAGCTTCATTTCGCTACCCAGTACTTTGAACGACTGGTTTATATCACGCAGTGCGCTTTTAAACTCCTTTTCGCCCTCGACGCCTATTTTCAACCCGAAGTTGTCAGCCACTTAGAACACCTCCTCCCTCAAAAAATTAGATGCCATCAGGGATGACATCTTCAATAAACAGTTCGCGCTTTGGTTTGGTCATTCCGAGGAACTGGCGATGGCATTCCCACAAGTCCAGCAATTGCCCAATCGGGGTGAGCCACGTTTCCTCTTCGGAGCGATTCAGATGAACCGTACCGTAATATAAAAGTCGGGTAAACAACTCATCGTCGCTTACCCGACCTCGGCGTTTTTTGGTTCGCCATCCTCGCTTTCGATGTTACGAGCCGTCCCTTTGAACATCGCCTCGGTAATTGCCGACTTATACGCCGCCAGTTCAAGTGGTGAGGTGAGCAATTCCACTTCTTCCTCGGTCAGTAGATCTTTCGGGTTTTCCTTGTTGCGCAGGTTGTGGATGAGGATGGGCTGGTTAGCAAGGAGCGTAATCAGCCAAATAATTTCGTCCAGCGCCATCTCGAAGTTTTCTGACTTCATTAACTTGTCACCCAAGTTATCCAGCCCGCCGTAGCGTTTGGCGATTTCCTTTGTAGCACGGGTGGACAGAATCAACTGATAATCTTCATCGCCGATTTTGATGACGGCACTTCGTTCGTTATCCATGCATTAACCCTCCAAACCCGTGTCAAAGTCAGGTTCGTACACTTCCGTATACCAACCGCTGATCACACCTGGTAGCACATCCGTATCATCTTCGTTAACTTCCGCTTTCCAAGGATGACGATCGTTGCCGTCCGGTTTATTGCGGCGGGAAACAGTACCTTCAATACTCGGTGTGGAAAAGGTGATGCTATCGCCCTTGGTGGCGAGATTGGTGGATGGAACGCCGAACTTCACGCGGTAAAGCCAGAAGTAGCGGTACTTACCATTCGCCTTTTTTGCCCGGAATCCAATAGCGACAGGGTCACCACCGTCCTCTGAAGCCGAAATAAGAACGCCGTTTTCATCCGTGGTCGCTCCTGTCAGCTTTGCGGCGACAGTTTTTCCGATGTCATCCACACCAAGGGTCAGTTTACCGTTTTTGAATTCCTTGATGATTTCAGCGGCACCATCGTCCGCCCAGAGTGTCGCTTCCGCAAGTTCGATAGATAATTCAGCTGAGATTGCCTTGGCCAGCATTACCGGAGTGTCGTAGGTCTCGTGACCCGTAGTAGGCGCTTCGGTGACTGTTGCGTAGTAGAGTTTATCAAGTCCAATTGTAGCCATGTTATATTTCCTCCGTTTCGTATTCTTTCGCCACATCGATGGCGTAATGATAATAGCCGGTGTCATCCTCGTGTCCGATATACCGGCGGTCGGTAATAACAAAATCAGCATGGAGGAGCATCCTCACAAGCTGATTCTTTCTTTGTAAATAGTTGTTTTTACTGAACAGCGAGACTCTGACTTCGCTTACATCCGCCAGCGGCTTATTATCTCCGTAAACGGCAAAGGTGTCAGTAAGCGGGGTCAGTACCAGGTATTCATCAGGAGGTACTCCGCTGAAGACGCCTGTTTCGACAGGGATATTTGCGGTTTCAAACAGTGTGTTCAATTCAGATAATATGCTCATAGCTTCTCAATCTCACTTTCCAGCTTATTGGTCATAGCCTCAATGCAAGCGTCTTTAGATCTGCTTTTGGCAGGTTTCAGAAAAGGCTTCGGAGGCTGTCCATGCTTTCCGTATTCGAGGATGTTGGCGAGTTTGGCATTGCTGCCGCCGTCAGAGCGCGGCTCTAAAAAGCCTATTTTAACGTTGAAATTACCGTATCTGTCCTGCTTCGCTGGAGATATACCAAGCGCAGACTCAAGTTCTCCGGTGGAGCGGCTTTCAACCTTTGTGTTTTTACCGACCACAGAGGAAAGATTGCTTTTTACCTTGTCATATACGACTTCGGCACCGGCTTCAAGAACCTTCGGTATAATCTCGTCGGTCTTTTCAGCCAACCTTGACACTTTGAGCAGGAATTCCTCTGGCATCTTGAAATCGACCTTAGCCATCAGTGCTCACCGCCAATACTTCAAGATACATTCCTCGGCCCTTTACATTTTCAACCGAGTATATGTTGTAGCGTTTGCCCTCGCAGACGATAACATGGCGGTTGTGAAGAGCAAGTCCTGGAATCGTGCGGAGACGGAACAAGGCATTCACTTCATCTGACTGTGCCATGTTACGCCACTTTTCCGTAGAGTTTTTCTGCTCAAAATATGCTCTGACTGATGCAAGAACAGTATCGCCGTGGTTGACAAATCCGTCAGCATCCTTAGTGGGTTCGGTTGAGATAATGTCGATGAAGGTGTTCATTTTTCCAAAGCTCATGTCACACCTTCCAATCCCGATCAAGCCGTAGAAGTAGGTTAACCGTGTTCCAAACCTGCTGACCTGCCTGCACACTATCGGCAAAGAAACCAGCAGTCGAGCCGTCTCTGCTTTCGTAGAAATGACTCGACAGCATGATTACTGCCTGTTCAGTAGTGGGCGGCATAGTGTTTTCAGTGTAATAGCCTTCAGCGACATGCTGGTAGCTCTCCGCATAGGAGACGGCGGCTTTGATGTAATGCAGCAGAAGGACGTCGTCTGCGTCATGCTCCAGTATCAGGTTTGATTTAACTTTGGGGAGAAGATTATCTGTTGTCATGCCGTCCGCCTCCTTCCGGTCATTCTTCGTCTGCTGCCATTAGTCCGGCTGCCTTTAGCTTTGCGAGTAGTGCATTGAAATCCGTGACAAGTGCGGCTGTATCCTCAGCAATGCTGTCAGCTTGATTCGCAGCTATTTTCACAAGCCCGGAGACTGAATCTGTAGCATCGGTAGGATATGCCGGAATATACAGCTTACCGTCTTCTCCAATTTTAACTTCGACGGTATCTCCCACAGTGGCTTCTTCGGCTATTACACCGCCTAAAGCTTCAGATGTTGCCGCAGCAAGTGCTTGCACATACAGCTTGCCGTCTTCGCCGATTTTTACTTCGACGGTATCGCTCTCACCAGCAGCAGCGGCTTTTACACCACCGAGGGTCTCCTCGGTTGCCACGAGAAGAGGGTCGGCGGAAAGCCCCGTTACCGAGGCTCCCTCCGCAATTTCCAATGTGCCACCGATGACGGTTTTCTCGCCGCCTTGTTCGGTGTAGTTCTTTGAATTGTAGCTCATAAGTCAATCCTCCTTAAGCATGCTGCTTGAGCAGCTTGATGCCTTCAGGCAGCACGGTCTTTCCGTCCACACGCTGGAAAGCGTAGAAGCCGGTCTGCAGGTTGGCGATATGCAGTTCATCCGCACGGCGCACAGTTCTGCCGCTGCGGTCGGCAATCCAGTAGTTCTGGAAATCACCGAAGGCTATAGTGAAGGCGCCGGCGGCGATGGTGGGGGCATACTGGGAGACATATACAGGGTAGCCCAGCAATCTGTCGGGCTCGTCGGCCTGCAGGGAAGGCTGCCACATATATACACCATTTCCGTCCTTCAATTTCCGTATACCCGCAAGAGTGGCGCTGTTGAGAACGAAGACAGCGTTTTTCTTGTAGCCCTCTTTTAGGGAATACGTAAGGTCGATAAGTTCATCCGCTGTGATTGTCCCGGCCGTCGCCGTAGTCACACCGACATCTCCGCCCTTTGATGTGAAGATGCCGGTGGGCTGGCCCTCTCCGGTGCCGACACAGAAGGCTTGCTCTTCCTTTGCCGCAAAAGCATAAGCGAAGTT